GGTACACTACTAGGGCTGGACGGCAGAAGACTTAGAGTTGAGTCAGAGCATTCAGCATTGAATTTTTTATTGCAATCAGCAGGTGCTGTAGTGATGAAGAAAGCACTGGTCATACTACATGAGAAACTAACTAAGCGCAGGGTATGGTTTAAGATAGTTGCTAATGTACATGATGAGTGGCAAATAGAAACCACTGAAGACTATGCCGATGTGGTAGGTGAGCTAGGTAGACTCGCTATCAAAGAAGCTGGTGAGTGGTTCGATATGAATTGTCCATTAGATGGTGACTATAAGGTTGGTTCCACTTGGGCAGAAACACACTAGAGTTTCCTAGGGAAACTTTGCAATCAGGTCTAGTGTACTTTTAAATTATTAAGGAATTAAAATCCATGCAAAATCTAAATGAAGTAGTAAAGATTCAAGCCACCGCTTACTGGTTCCATTTTCTAACCAAGAATGAGATGTCAGATAAGTATCAAGTTGATGTGAGCCAACTCTCTGAGGAGCAAGTAGATCGCTTGGAAGGTATGGGCATCACTGTTAAGAACAAGGGTGATGATCGTGGTTACTTTGTAACTGCCAAGTCAACCAAGTATGCACCTCGCGTTGAGGATGTTGATGGGTTCAAGATGGACAAGCCAGTCGGTAATGGTAGTAAGTGTACGTTCATCATCAAGCCCTACGACTATAACTTCAAGGGTAAGACAGGTGTTGGTGTAGGATTATCCAAGGCTCGTGTTGATGATCTCGTTGTCTTCACCAAGGATGATGCAGGTTTTGATGAAGTACCAGAGTTATAGATGTTACTTCTCATAGACGCTGATATATTCTGTTATCGTATCGGCTTCGCCTGTGAGGAGGAGAGTGAGGAGGTTGCTTGTAAGACTATGACCAACTACCTCACTACCATCATTGAAGATTTAGTGATGGACTCTGACGATGAGGAACATGACGTTGAACTGTACCTAACTGGGCCAGATAACTTTCGTCATGACTATGCTGTTACTGCTGAGTATAAGGGTAACAGAAAGTCAAACAATAAACCTTCGCACATTGCTGCTCTACGGGACTACCTAGTAGAGGAGCATGGTGCAGTCGTCACTCAAGGTGAAGAGACAGATGATAGGATTGCTATCAGAGCAACACAGAACCCAGAAGCAATAATAGTTTCACTAGACAAGGACTTCTATCAACTTGTGTGTGGGCATTACAACTTCGTTAAGAAGGAACTCTTTTATATTACCAAGGAGGAGGCTGTGTATAATTTCTATATGCAATTCCTAGTAGGTGATACTGCTGACAACATCAAAGGTGTTCACGGCATTGGCCCTAAGAAAGCTGCAAAGCTATTGGAAGGTAAGACTGAGTTAGAAATGTACGACACCTGTGTTGAAGAACTAGGTAGTGAAGAACGTGCTATTGAAAATGGAATACTACTGCACCTACGCAGAGAGGATGATGAGATATGGCAACCGCCAAGACCCGTAACAACGGACGATGGACAGAAGCTAGACACAAGTCTTTCATAATCTCTGCTCTACGTGGAGCGCATAGTAAATGGGGTGTCAAAGCTGATGTTAAGAAATCTGCTAGAGTTTCTACTGGGAGGTACTTATGTGCTGGCTGTGGTACTGTTGGCCCTGCTACTTTGCCACCTCTTAGGAGTCAGTCAAGACGTAGGAATAATGCTGCTGTTGATCACATTAACCCTGTTGTCGATCCTTCACAAGGATTCATAGATTGGAATACCTACATCACTCGTATGTTCTTAGAGGAAGATGGGTATCAGATTCTATGTTATGCATGTCATGGAACTAAGACCCGTGATGAACGAGAAGAACGAACTAAAAGGAAGAAGAAATGAGACATCTAATTATACCAGATACTCAGATCAAACCTGATGCTAACTATGACCATATGACATGGGCTGGACACTATGCAGTTAAGATGAAACCTGATGTGATAGTACATCTAGGTGATCATTGGGACATGCCAAGTCTTAGCAGCTATGATGTAGGGACTAAGAGTTTTGAAGGTAGGCGTTACACTAAAGACATTGCAGCAGGTAATGAAGCAATGGAGATGTTCTTAGCACCTATCAAACGAGAACAGTTACGTCTTAAACATGGAAAGAAAAAGCAATGGAATCCTCGCTTAGTATTCTTACTAGGCAACCATGAGTATCGTATTGAACGTGCTGTTGAACACGACTCAAAGCTAGATGGTCTGATTAGTTTTGCTGATCTTGATCTTAAAGGATGGGAAGTGCAAGACTTCTTAGACCCTATCGTCATAGATGGTGTGGCATACTGTCACTACTTTACCTCTGGTGTTATGGGTAGGCCAGTGTCTTCTGCCAAGCTACTGCTACAGAAGAAGTACATGAGTTGTGTCATGGGACATGTCCAAGATAGAGACATAGCTTATGCACGTAGGGCTGATGGTTTAAATATGACAGGTCTGTTTGCTGGTATCTACTATCAACATGACGAGGCATACCTTAACCCTCAGACTAACGGATCATGGTCTGGTCTATGGGTGTTTAATGATGTACAAGATGGTAGCTTTGATGAGTTGCCTGTATCAATGTCGTATCTACGGAGGACTTATGGCTCTAACTTTGGAAGAGTTGAAAGGTCGCTTGAAGCAGTTGGATGAAGTTATTCTTGTTGATGTACTGCAATTAGAATCTGAAGATATAGTTAATAGGTTTGAAGATGTGATCGAAAGAAACTTCTACAACCTAGAGATGCAACTAGAGGAACCATATAGTTATGATTGAAGATAGGATAGAACCTTTGTTTGACTTTGAGAAGTTAGCCAGTGAGACTCAAGTTGGAGGTACTCACTACACTAACCTATCTATACAGCCTATGCAGTATTCTATGGCTAACGAGTTGAACGCACTACAGCATACAATCATTAAGTATGTCACTCGTTATCAGGATAAGGGTACACCATTACAGGATCTAGCTAAGGCCAAGCACTGTATTGATATGCTGATAGAGTTTGAGTTGGAGGGAAAATGTGGGTAAAGCTAAACACTCATTGGTTGAATATAAACCAAGTAGTATTTGTTGATGAAGAGGCTAGAAGTATATCACTATCTAGTGGTAGATCAGTGCAGATAACTGAAGCTGCATTGGCTACTATCATGAGAAGTGTTAAAGGTCTACCTCCACTCAAAGAGAAACCTAAACGAAAGAACTTAAAGAAGGAGGATGTATGAGCAAGTATACAATGAAGGATGTCAACAAGTTAATGGTTGAACGAGGTTGGCGAAAGAACCAAGCTATGAGTTACTACATAGAAATTGGTGCTAAGACAGGAGATGGCGCATCTCAGAACTTAATCAACACGTACAACCGCGCAACTAAGAAATCAAAATAGTTTCCATGGAAACTCTAGGGGGCAATTAAGCCCCCTTCATTATGCCTAGTCTTTAAGACTTTCTGGCATCTTATCTTCTAGTCCTAACTTACGATAGTAAGCAGACAACCACTTAGCTGCAAACTCAGGATCCTTCTGCTTTAACTTGTAAGCAAACTGCCTACCTAAACTTAAGCGTACTTTACGTACCACCTTATTTAGTTGTCTCCTTTTCTGACCATCAGATAACTTCTGATACACTGGGTTAACTATCTGCGACTCAAGGATAGGAGTCATTGCTACTGCATTCATCTCCCTCAACTCTGCAAGATCCTCACTGCTTAACTTAACACCTTGTAGTCTATTCTCTATACCTCCCTTGTCCCACTCAATATCCATCAGATGATTCTGTAATGGAGTAAGGGTATCGGTTGATGTAAAGCCCATATTGAATATAGCTTTAGTCATATCAGTTTCTTTAGCGTCACCATACACACCATGCTTCTTAGGTAACTGACTACGGAAGTAAGGTATACGAGCCTGTAATCTTTCTACTACACTCTCAGTCTGCCTATCATATTGATCCATAGCCTTAGCCATGTTAGCAGTGATAGCAGGAGTCAGAGGACGTAAGAGAGTCTCAACTAAGTTAGCACCTGTGTCCACGTTAGGATCTATCATGGCTTCAGTCAATGAATGAAACCCTTCAAGAAAAGTCTTAGAGGTTAAGTTAGATTTAACTGAGTACAATAAATTCTGTACAAGTTCCTTACCTTCCTCTGTATTTATATCATCATCATCCATGTAATCGCTAGTGAAATCAAATAGATCAGCAGCCATTGCAAGAGGTGTTGCTAATGGTTCAATACGATTATACTCTACCCATGTGTCACCTATCTTGATTGAGTATGGTTTAATACCAGCATCCTTCCAACGCTGTCTCTCACTACCAGTACGAGGTAAGCTACCTGTCAAGTTATCTTCTTGGTACATAGTACCTACCATAGCAAACACTGATGCACCTATGACCTGACGAGGTAGTAGTTCACTGTAACTCATTCTTACTGAAGGGCCATGCATAGGTATAACTTTAGTCCTAAAGTCAAGGAGGGTGTCTCCTAAGCCTTCTCTACCTAACTTCTTTATCTGTATAGTAGGTATGATAGGGATATAGTTGTAACCTTCTTTAACTATGTTCCAAGGAGTCTTAATGAATGGAGCAAACAAAGCAAAGGCTGGGAACTTATGACGCAACTCTTGTGCTTTCTTTGGTACACCTTCTAGCTTCTGCTGGAAAGCATTGAACAAAGCATCATTACGAATGAGGTTAACCATCTCGTTACCTTCTCGTAACGTAGCTTTCTCATCAAGTTCAGCACGACCATCTAACTTTCTTTCTGTATTACGAGCAGCTATAAAAGTCCTAGTTCTATCATCCCATTGAGTGGATGGGGCATTGCCACCAAACAACTGTTCTTTATATTCCTTATACAGTTCATCATAACTTCCCTTACCAGCTTTTTTATCTTCATCTGCAAACTTAGAAGCTAACTGGAACATTGATTGTCTACGATAACGAGCCTTACCATACTCATCAATACCTACGATAAGTTTAGTTGGGAAACGAATAGCACCTTCAACCCATGTACCACCTACGCGAGTACGACCAATAGAGTTGTGCATGTAATCCTGCATGTCATTAAGGATATCATTTACCTCATCGTTAGACATGTTCTCAGGCTTGTCAATCTTTAAGGTGTTCTTGACGTAATCGTTCCAATCATCCTTATCCATATTAAGCATACGTCTAGTACCTTCTTGGTCTAAGGAATAACCCTTACCAAACCCTTCACGGAAGTACATAGTATCAGCATAGAATCCTTCTAATGATCCTTGCCACATAGCCTTAACTTGGTTCCACTCACGACCACCTTTAGTCAGTCCTATACCATCAAGTAAGAAACCTATAGTCTCGTTAGCATTCTTTAAAGTTTGCTGTAACGCAATAGAGATCATGTTAACTAAAGGAGTACCTAAACCAGATAGCATTGATTGATATGTAACATCAAGACCTACATCAAATGCACTGACCTTGTTATCCTTACGAGCTAGATGTTGATCTAACCAAGCACGTTGTTGTCTCTCTGTAAGATTACTTATGACAGCAGAGTTGATAGAAGAACTACGTACAGCTACTGTGCATCGTGGACTTAACTTTGACATTAGCACTGTACTCCTGCAAACAACTGTTCTATCTGTCGATTATTAGCTATGTCTTGATACATCTTTTTTCTATAATTCATAATGCCTGACACCTTTGAACCCTGTCCTTTGAACCATGATTGTATTCCATAGTACACATCAATGTCGTTATGAAGAACTGCTACTTCAGCATCAGTCATTGCATCAGCATGTTTAAGTAGAGCATGAGTATTAAATAATTTATTATCCACTTCTATCATTAACTCTGTAGTAGCAGCCAGTTCATCTGCACTAAATATTTTATTAGGATTATCGACTATGTATTTAACCATATCATCCATGTCTTTAATTCCATTATTCTTAATGAACTTAGCAGAACTCTTTAATATGTTTTCAAACGTATACCTACCCTTAGAACCAAAGCGATTAGCATTAGTATCTAAGCCACGGGTACGTGCTATCATAGCCACTGTATCAGTGTACTCCTTAAGTATCTCAGTCTCCTGATACGCTCTTTCATGCTCATCCCAATCCTTAGCAGTAGGCTCCTCACCCCTTGATTGTTTATTTCTAACAACAGTAGCAGCATCCTTGGCACGTTGAGAAACTTTGATCTTGTTTATAGGTTCTTTGTTCTCACCTGATACTCTACCATCTGCTAGTCTACGAGTACCTGACACTTGGCTTCTTGGCATGAACTGCTGTGCTACCCTATCATCACTTTGCAACTGACCAGAACCTACACCACTTACCTCCTCTTGGAATCTTGGGACTGCCATTGTCTCTGTTGCTCCACCTAACTGACCAGCACTAGAAGTACCAGCATATGGATCACGCGGTGCTGATCTGCCTAGACCTAGACGTTTAAATAGAGTTGTGTTATCCATAGCATTTAATGCTGGATTAGGTGCTAGTGGTAATGCTTTATCACCTTCAGCAACAGGTGCTATAATCTTAGAGACTCTAGGCGTAGCTGTCCTTGCTCTGATCTGCTCTGCTAAGTCAGCTACTTCAGAGAACTTACCTTCTTTAATACGATTTAGATTGTCCAGTGCATCTCTTTTAGTTTTCTTTGAAGCTAAGTCAAGTCGTTGACTCTCAGTAGATGCCTTAAGATTTTTCAATTGATTGCTAACAGAAACTTTCTTTAAAGGATTCTTAATACCTTTTTGAATTTTTTCTAAGGCTTTGATCTTCCTGTCTGAATTGACTACCTCTACCCCTAATGAGTCGAGTACACTTTGATCCTCAGCACCTTGACTCCTTAACTTGTAATCATTCTCTATACTAGCAAGTGCTTTTTCAGGAGTGTCAAGAGATCCTTGAAGGTTATCAATCGCTTCATCAGCAGCCTCTTCTAAAGAGTCAGGCTTCTTAGTCAACAGCTTGCCTATGCCACCACCAAGTAGTCCACCAATAACAGTAGACCCTATTACATTAACAGTACGAGAGTCTCCATACTGGTCATAGACAGGCTCTAACGCACCACCAAACGCACCAAGAGCCATGCCCCTAGAACCATAAGTAGCAGCCTTAGACGCGAATGTAAGAGGACTTAGTGCTATGGCAGGGAGTGTCACAGGATCTATAAAACCACCAAGAAGCATTCCTGTTATGGAAGACTTAGGGTTCTGTGACATCATGATACGAGACTTGTGTTCTTCTATTCTATCATCTCTAAGTTCAGAAGGACTTTGATTAGTACCTAACCAATTACCAATACCTCTTACGGAAGAGGAACCTGATCTAGTTAGGTTAGTAGCAAATGATTCAGTAGCACCATACTGCTCACCAAACTGTGCCTCTGCCTCAACAATAGCATTAGCCATATCTTCTTTAGCCATGCCATCAGGGAAGGATAGTTTTCCTAGCTTATCATGCTCTACAATTATACTCATTTCTCAGGAGTCTCTACAGGGTAGTCCTCTGGACTGTAATCTTCACCAGTAAGATTATAGATTTGTTTAAGTGCATTCCTTAAATTCTGTTGCGCTCGACCAACACTACTGATCTGCATTACTGTACCATCTGATTTTGTAAACCTAGCTATTAATGCCCTAGATTCTTCTATCGTTTTTACATGGTACTGTATCTGTCTCTTCTTTTTTGGTTCTCCAGCTACTGCTGCTTCTTCACCAGCTTTAACTACATTATCAATAGCAGCCTGTAACTGATCTGATTGAGGACTACCTTGAGGAGTGATCTTAAGACGTTCTTCTAATCGTTCAATAGTAGTTTTCTGACCATCAGTTAACAATGGTTCTACTACAGCAGAGGCATCAGTCTTAACCTGTTTCCACCCACCATCTTTCCATTCTAAATTAACACCCCCTTCTGTTTTCGTATCCCCTGTCTTAGCCACCTTAGAAGTTAAGTCCTCACCTGTTAACATGTCTAACACTTTACCATCTAGTGTGTACCGAACCATTCTATCAGCAAGAATAGGTTGACCTAATGAGTCAATTCCTGCAACTACTTTAATAGACTTAACAACACCAAACTCCCTCTCTTCTGCTGCATTAGAAGCAGTTAAATCTGATGCTTCCATCTGCCTAGCCCTAGCGTGTAGTTCCATAGCCTGAGCATAGTCACCATTCATCATTAGTTCTTGAGCAGCCGCACGTAAACCAGAAACAGTGGTTAAGTCAGCCCCTTGCATACTTTCTTGAACACCAGCAGCCTGTGCCATGTCAGGTGTCTGTAAACCAAAGGCTGAGTTAATACCAGCAGCAGCTAAACCACCACTAGCAGCACCAATAGCATAGTCAGCACTCATCCTACTTGCGTTATCAACACCCTGCTGTACACGATTCTGTTGGATCACATTAGGATCCATTCCAAATAAACTCATTACATCACTAGCCATGATTGTCTCCTTCTTAAATTATCTACGGAAGTATTGTGATTCATTAGCATACGGATCATAGGAACTAGGGTTATAAGCATTTGCTCCACCACCTTGGCCCATACTACTAAAATTACCTAAACCAGTACCAAAGTTAGTTAACGTACCTGCCATAGATGCTCCTCTACGTGCAGTGTAGTTTGCTGCTTCACTCATTCCACCCATGTAGTTCCTCATAGCTGCGTTGTTAGCTGCGGATTGTTGTGCGCCTAGTTGTCCACCAGAACCAATCATAGCCAGAGCATTAGCATCCATACCTTGACCTTGAGTAAACATACCTTGTCCTATACTCATGTCAGCAGCCCTTTGAGCCTGAGCTTGTGAGAATGCTCTATCACGATCTATAGCATCTTGCTGTGCAAAGGCTTGAGCAAACCCATAACCATCTGGACTTAGCATACCAGATCCACTACCTGCACCTAGAGCCTCACCACTTACACGTAATCCACTAGTACCTGATCCAAACATACTCTCACCTAGACGCTGTGCTTCACCTTCCCTAGCACCAGCACCTATATTACGCTGTCTATCGTACATCTGTGTTGCTAGATCATCGTAGCTACCACCAGCCCTATTAAGAGCAGCAGTACCTAAGCCAAACAGTTGATCTTGCTGCGCTCGGTAACGAGGATCCATTGAATAGGATGCTTGTCCATCTTTAAAAGAAGCAGTACCTGCACCAGAGGTTACACCATATGGTTTATACTGTCCTTCTTTAAATGATTTATCTGCTCCAGCAGACATTCTATCTTGAGCTTCTCCTAATTTTCTTTGGGCCTGATAACCACCTAGTAGTCCTAACCCTGCTTGAATAAATGGTAACATTATGATGCCCTCTTCCAAATGTATACTACGATGTATGGTTGCATGATATCATGCGTATGCGCTCCACCACCGCCTGTGTTAGCTGTATTAATTGTAATGGTTGTGCCTCCACTCTGCCCTGTGATAGCCTCTTGAAAATCGTAAGTCGATCCTTGAATACCTCGTTGAGTGATGGAGTGTCCATGCGCTGGTATTTCTGCAATAGACAAAGCATGTGAGTCAGTTGTTGCACCACCAGTAGCACCAGCAGTATATCCACCACCAGCACCAAGCATTACTTTACCAGCACCAAAGGCTGTCCATACACCTACACCAAGCAAGGTAGCAGGGTTAGTAGCTACTACTGATGTGTATACAGAACCTACAGGATATGCGTGTGCATTGACTTGTGCTGCTGTAGGAGCATTAGCTTTAACATAAGCTGTTGTGGCTAGCTGTGTACTGTTAGTTGCAGTAGATGGAGTTGGAGCCGTAGGCGTACCTGTTAATGCTGCGTTGTTAATGTTAGCTTTAGTAGCTACAGCTACAGCGATAGCATTGTACTCATCGTCTATTTCTGTACCACGTACTCGTTTAGCTGCTGTACCTGCACTGAGGCCATCCTTAACAGCAAAGTTAGTTGACTTCGTATAATTACTCATTAGTTAGTTCTACCTTGTTTAACATAAACGTCAAACTTTTGAATTGATAATTGATCACCATTAATGTAAGCCTCAAAACCTAATTGAATTACACTGCCATGACCACCTACTGCAACCTTAATACGATCTGTTAAACCACCACCTGTAAACTCTGCAATGTTATACTCAGCAACATCATACTCAGATACAGAACTTTGTTTTACTGTCCTATTGTAAGAGCGAGGCTGATCAGTGTAATCAGTACCTACCTTAACAACAAAATTCTGACCACTACCACCTATAACAGTTACACCTACAATCTTTAATATTTTATTAACTGTAGGCTGATCAAAGTCAAAGTAGTTTGTACTGTATGCTAAGTAGTAAGATGTCCCATTGTCTTGGAACCCAGTGTACTTAGCTATTCCATTAACAAGACCAAGGTAAAGAGTACCATCAAAAGCAGACAGACCACTAAGTATGTCAGAGTCCACCCACTTAGTTACTCGTAGTCCACCATTCTCTAGTCTTCCTCTAGTATCAAAACAGTAAATAAGTTTAGAACTAGGGAATAGTAATAAATAGAAAGCATTAGATGCTGAGTAGATTGAAGTTACATTTTCAGTAGAGTATGTATTAATAATCTTTACTAGATCATCACGTATATTAACAGACAGGTCTGCTAAGGGGTTAGATTTCTCTTGTATGACACGATTCAAAGACCGTAACCCTGAGTTAGCTAGGAAGTAGATGTCGTCTCCTACGGCCTGTATGGACTTCCTAGACACACATCCTACATTCTCTAGTACCTCTATTACATTTAACTCACTAGCAGCGATAGTTAAATCTGAGTTATTATTATCACCAAGGATTACAATACATCGTTTACAGAATACAATGATGCGTCCGTTAAATCCAGCAACACTGACAATCTCATCACCACCATTAGTCCATACTTTTCTTAGGTCTAAGGTTAGGAATGATCCTCCATGAAATGCACCAGTAAGTAAATCAGATCCATACAATGTATACTTATCTGTCGCTGTACCACCAGCCCATAACCTACCATAGGCAGAAGTTACAAAAGAGAACTGATGGTTAGCGGATGTTGTTGCATGAGTTGTCACTGCAAAGTTAGAGTCTACTCTGAGCATAGCCTTACCAGCTTGTGCTAGGTATACAAACCCTCCTAGTGAAGCAGCTTGCCAATCATTATTAGAACCATGTCCTGTAGATATAGCAGTGAGTGTACCAAGACCTCGATAGATTTTACCATTGCCCCAAGTAATATATCCAAGGTGTCCAGTAGAACCTACATAGTCGTGCATACCTACAATAGAAGAAGAGGTGCCACCAGAAGTAGTCTGATATACATACCCCTCTCTAGCACCTAGTCTACCCTCAGAGTCTATAACGCAGTTGTCTGCTTGTAATGCGTATCCACTCGCTAAAGTAATGCTACTTTCCTGAGTGTTTAACCCATAAAATCCAGGGGCTGCAATGGAAGAACTAACTAATTGTTTCATACATTATACCATATAGTCTCTTCTGGATGCTTTGACGCATCTAATGCTATTGCGTTAGATAATGAGTTGTTAGCTGCCATGTATGCAGAGTTACCTGTCTGTCCATTATCTTCACCCCTCTCTTCTACAGCCTTAGCGTAGGCTAACAGAACGATAGGACGATGAGGGCAGTATATTCTAGCTGACTCTGTTGTGAGGTCTTCTGATCTTTGAATAACATTAAACCTAACTGTGTACACACCATCAGGCTTAGGGTATAGATCAACAAGAGTATCCCCATCAGAACTAACGCCATTGAAAGAGTAGTAACTAGGAGAACCAGTGGCTGGAGATGGAGTTAAGTATCTATCATTAAACCAATTGGCAGTCTGGTAATCAACATCACTTTGAGTTGACACATTGACAACACTTAGAACCTTAATGCTGTTCTGAGAACCATTTAGTTCGTAGTTAAAAACACCATCAGTAGTAGTAACAGTTAGACTCTGACGTAAGGCAGACCAGTCCCATGCTTGTTCTACTTCTTGAATTGAATCATTGACTAGAGTACCTATAAGAGATGAATATTCATTCTCATTAATAGATTCTACTGTTCGCTCTCGTAGACGTACAAGAACTGAGTTGATTGCTGCTAAGTAATTCATAGGATTATACCATATTTTTGTTTAAAAGTCAAGAGGTTTATTTTCTTGCTACAATAGATTGACCAAAGTACATACCGACAACTGACATAATTGCATGAGGCAACCACTCAGGAGTAACCATTCCTTCTAGTGTTCTCCACTCTGTTACTGTTGTAGTGAAGTCAAAGAATAAAAGTTTAAATCCACTGGTTACTTCTACTGGTACTACTGTTGGTAGGTTTAAGATAGGAGCAATAAGAATAAACATAGCCATGCCCATGAAAGACACCACTAGGAATCTCCTGATCCATTGTGCATTAGGAGTATCGTAGCTACGTGCTGCTGCTACACTGTCCTCAGAGGCCGAGAATTGCTGCATGAGCATCTTTTGCTGATCAGCCTTATCCTTCTGTGCCTGCGCCCACATCTTCATTACAGCGCCTCCTAGGACGCTTAACAGCAATGTGATAACTTCTATTGGCATACCGAACATAACCTACCTCTTACTAAAAAGTTCCATCTTGAAAATATAACCAACAAGCTCTCCC